TTGACATGGGAACATCATCAAAATGTTCTGCCATGAAGACGGTAACTTCAGTGTTAGTTTGAAGCCATTCGTAGTGTTTAGCGTCGTTCCTGTTTTGGCTCGACCTCCACACTACCGGCTTATGCAGTTGCATCACATAATCAGCGCGAGCAACCGCCCCGCGAGATAGCATTTCATTCATAACGAACACATCACAATCATCACGGGTCTGGTCAAACTCGCCCATCGTGCCTTGATGCATTCCAAGTATTACAGCAGTCTTTTTCAATTCAAGCCTTTCTGCTACGTTGTCGGTGTTTCCCTGAATTTGAGTGGAACTGAGAAGGACGCCATTTGCGTAACCACCCGGTCCCATTGTGCCGGCATAACAGCGAAGGTCACAGGGAAAACAATCGTGTCCACCTTGCCGTTCAATGTTGGATCGCCAGCCAGTCTTCGTAAATATTCTGGAATGATGTTGTTCAATTCGGTGTAAGCACTCTTCATGCTCATTCGGTTGACGTGGAAGTCCACCTTGACCGTCAACAATAATCGAGCGGTCGTGCTATCATCAGCCGAGCCAGTCCCTTCCGAGATGTAAGCAATAGCGAGCGGTAATACAGTCGCGTCTTCTACCGGATAAGATGGTGCGCCCCTGACCGTTGTGCTGGTTATTGCAAGCGCGTGGTATTGCAAGCGGGCAATTGCGTCGTCAATGATGCTCATTAGATCACCGCCACATTGAATATCTTGTAACGTTGTAATATCGTTTTCACGTCAGGATCAAGTTCTTTCATGTAGTACATTTCGCCTAAGTTCTGGTTTGCGCCGGCATCCTGATAGCCTTGTTTGGCTCGCATAAACCAGCGTACCGCCTGAATCTTGCAGGCCTGCTCAATGTCAGCCGGTGGAGTACTGGACCAGCCAAACACGCCGGTCACTTTCACGCCCTTGCGAGTTGTGCCCCACGTGCCCTTAGAGCCGGCATCGTTATCAATGACCAAGCTCATTATCGGCATGCCAATCGAAGCGTAGTTGTAAGGCGACACGAAGAAGTCGGTGTCATTCGTCCAGGTGGTGTAATCGCTCACAGCACGCCCACCGCTTTCACTAACCGCGACGGAAGTCAAACTAACCATCGGGTCAATGTATTGTTGCTCTTCGCCGCTTCCGTCAAAATAGCGGGTAGTGTTATCGGTGGTCGGGTAGAAGAAGTTATCCCAGCCGCCCACGTAACGATCAATCAGCCGTGAGGCAGCCGTGACCATGTTTCCCAGCACGCTATCGTAAGTTGAATCGGTTACATCAAATAGCGGTGAATCTGGAATGTCCGCCTTGATTTCTGCCACTGTCACATAATCTGCCATTTGTCCTCCAATGCGGGGGAGAGCATAAAGCCCTCCCCCTGTTCACTCCACCCTAAATTAGGTGGTTGCGCTGATGTGATCAGCCTGCGGATAGCGATCTTCGACAAACGCATTAACCGCGATGCCGGCTTGGGTGATAAGCCCGGTGCCGTCAACAGCGATTCTCACGCCCTTTGCGGTTGAATGCAGAGCCGGGATTGAAGCCGGGTCAACGTCAATCACAATCGACTTGCCGTCATCTGTAGCGTTGAAAGTCATTCCAGAAGCAGTAGCTGCGGTGATGTCACCCCAATCTTCATTCGTGCCCATAACGCCGGACAAACGATAGGTGAAGGGAACTGCCACGTCTTGAGCGTCGGTTGTATTACCGAGAGTGTCGGTAGCAATGACGGTCACAGTGCCAACATCAGATGAATCTGAAGTCATCACGCCTAAATTGACCAAGAATGTGACCCAATGGGCGTTTTCAAGCCCAACTGCGTAAGAAAGAAACGTAGTTGTGCCTGCCGGCGAAAATACCGGAACAATATGGAGTTTTTCAGCATATCTTGCCATCACTCACCTCCGATTAGCTTGAAGCCGACAATGCCACAAACGGGCTGACAGTATTGACAGCATCGTAAGCAGTAATTGGGGCGTTGTAGTAGGGTTGACCATCAACACGATAAACAAAGCGGAATGCTGTTTCGTCATAGTCAAACTTGATGTGAATACTGGAAGCTGCCTCAACCCCACCCTTAGTAATAAGGGCATAAGCGGAAGGTGAAGCGAGCAGAATGTCGCCAGCAGTGCCCAAATTCGGGCAGTATTCGTTCTCAATCACTGGCCGTCCAAGCAGACTTCCGAAGGGGACATCTGGGCGGATGGAAGGAGCGAACACGGGCATGTCGCCAATTGTCAGGTTCAGCAGTTGCGGGTAGATAGCAGGGTTCACAAACCACACATAATCGGTGTAGCCCGGAAGCCGTGCCGCCCACATCTTGCCGATGTCGTAAGCGTCGATCTCGCTTGCGTCTGTTCGTTTGGCAACAGTTTTCAATGCGCCAGACTGCAGGATGCCCGCAGGCTTGCCATTGCCGTCGCCGTTGATGATCGCGGCTTCAACATTGAAGCGCAGTTCATTGGGGACTTCATTTCCGATCCAGCTTTCCAACGCGGAGGCGTCGGCCAGCAATTCGTCGGTAGCATAGCACAGGGCTGCCACTTTCTTGAGTTTCAACTCGATCTGGCGGAACTTCGGTTTGCTTGCGGTCTTCTGAGCGGCTTCAGCCAGCCAGTAACCACGAACGCCACCCATGCGGGAGCCGTCGGCGCGTGAAGTTTCGTCCACAGCGTTGATCGTCAAAGAGTTGCCAGTGACGCGAATAGGATTGAAACGGCTCAAAACAGAGCCAGTCGCCCACATTGAACTGTGGATGCCGGCTGCAATTTGAGGTGGTAACAAGTACCCGCCCTGGGAGGGTGTCGCTTCGTTTAGCCCCGTTGCCTTGAATGGCAACAGCCGACGCTCTTCCTGTCCGGGGTACATTTCTGCCATTTTGACAGCCTGGAAAAACTCGGCTGCGGTGAATGGGTTTGCTTTGAGTGAGCGGTCTGTTTCGTCTTCAGTGACTTCAGCATACCCACCCTTGATTTTTGGTTGTGCTTCTTCGTAAGCCTTGATAGCTTTCTCAGCAGCCTCTTTTACGAGTGCCTCAACGTCAATAGGCGGTGAGGTCTTGATTTCTTCTGCCATGATTTCCTCCTCATGGGTAGTTGCCTCGGGCGTTTCCGCCTCCGGATAAATTGATTTCATTGGTATTGCGGTGTTTCGGTACTCGGCTGGCGACTTAGTTAGCGTTGCTTCTGCCAATGGCCATGTAGCGATTCGTGTGCCTCCCAATCCAGATTCCTTTGCTACGAGCGAACCGCCCGCCTGACTCGACCAACCGAGCTTCCCAGCTTCAGCCAGTTCATAAATCTTGCGTTCGTATTCATCCCGTAACTCCAGTTGTGCTTCAAACCAAACTCCGATGTCGTCAAAGCGTTCAATTTGCCCCCGCCCTAACCGCCGGCTTTTTATCACCGGGTCGTAGCCGTGCTCGAAGTACACCGGCAGTCGGTCACCCTCGCTGATGCCAAGATCAGTTTCTTTAGTGAAATAATCACCGGTCAGGTCAACGTCACCGTCACCGCCCCAGCGCACTAAATAGCCACCAACCTTGCCCTCGCCAAGTGCTTTTACCGCGTCTCCAAAATACACCATAGTGTCCATCGACACCTCCTTAAACCGATAAAGCCAAACGTCCGCACGATAATTCGTGCTTTGTTTTGGCTTCAGAACCCTCTGACCACCAGGTCTACCACCGCGTTACCCAACGCCCATGACAGCCTTATGTATTCAGTTGTCTGTAACTAACTTCTCTTATAACCCCAACTTTTCGATTGCTTTATCTACGCCTGCTTTCGCAAGTCGCTCAATCTGTGCTGCTCTCTCACCCAACCGGCTGCTAACCGTCCACCAGCCGATCATCGTGTGCATGTTCGCTTGAGAGTCGTCCCCTACTACATAGCCGGCATAAGGTACATCGTTGTAAACCAACGTGTCAGCACCTCCGCCCATCTTCTTCCAGCCTTGCCGTAATCGCTGTGATCTGTTTGCAGAACCACCGAATAGCTTGTTGGCAAAAACATACTTGCGCTGTTTGTCGCTGAAGAATCCACCGTACGCTGACTTGAACGGAATGTATTTGTAAGGCGCGTACTCCTGCATAATGTGCAAGACGTACTCGCTTACCATGTCGCCGGCTTCGTCTTGCGCTTCAGGTGGAAATCGGTCTAACTTTGACCGTAACTCCTCAAGCCCGTCAATTACAATGTCAACTGGCATTTGAATCTTCCCCTGTTATGCGGATGCTGTAAGGATTCCACCTTGACGCGTTCTCAACGCAATCAGGACAATGTTCGGCTTCGCCTAATATCCAATAACAATCATAACCACCGTCAACCGGCTTTATGTCCCATTGACATTGGCAGTTCGTAAGGCAAGCGGTTTGCCCGTCACCGGGATAAGCCGGCAAGTCAATTGGAATGTCACGCGCGAATGCTCTCCAGAACGCCTCACTTGCAGAATTGATGTACATTTTCAAGCGTGCTATAATTTGTGCCGGTGATAACTCCCCACGCTCAATTTGTGCCAAAAACGGGTTCAAATAACTGTACTGCTCTGCTAACATACCGCCGACACTTCCCCAGTCTTTTTGGGTCATGTTATTGCGCCCACCGGCTCCCATGACATAATTGTCAATGTACGTCTGCTTTAGAATCTCCTTGACTCGCCTTTCGTAAGTTCGGCTGTCAATTGTGCCGGCATCGAAGGTGACTGTCGCCCCTTCCATTAGTCTCTTTTGAGATTCCATGAATTCAGTACGCAAGCCGTTCATTTCGTCAATGCCAACGAACCGTCCCGTTTCCGGTGAACGGTAACGCTTTACTGAATCATCCCAATACCACAAAGGTTTAGTTTCCGGCATCATTCTCGCTTGTTTTAGCCATTGCATTTACCTTGTTTACAGCATCGACATGAGCGCACTGCAACTCGAAATAACTCCTAAAATCAAACCTATCAGGACAATTATTCCGAGAAAACTCACCCAGCCCTTGATCGCACTTACGTTCTTGTCTATGTTATCAACTCGTCTTATCGTTTCGTAAAGAACTTGATTTCGATAACCTAAATTCGTGCCACAATTCGCGCAAGTTGTGAATGTATCATCGTTCTGGTAACCGCACATCGGGCAATTTTTCATGATTGATCCTGATCATTCTCCGGTTTGACTTCAGCATCTAACAAGCCGGCGTAATCAGGCATAGCCCTATCCCACGCTTTTATCGCATTGTTGATGTCTGCTTCCGTAAGTCCTGTGAATTCGCTGTACTCGAATGGTTTCCCATCGGTACGCGGTATGAGTTTCTTGTGCTTATCTTTTGAACCTGGTGCTTTCATGAACGCCTCCACATCGCTGAATCCAGTTTTTATGCAATCCTCACAGTCTGCATAAGCCAGCATGGACTTTACCATGTCAGCGATGGATTCGGGTATGTAAGCGCTATCGAACTCGCACAGCGCCGGCTCCCCGTTGCGCGCCTGTGTGATCGCCTTCGCCTGCCACAATTGCAGGTCATCTCTAATTATAACCCAAGCAGCCGCCCCGTCGATGTATTCGAACAGGTCAGGGTAACGTTTCACGCTCTCGCGCAAGGCTTCGAGTATCAGTTCTTTCACGCCTCGACCTCGATTCTTTCTACCGCACGATTCAATGCTTCAGCCAACAACTTCAACGCGTCTTCATCTCGCGAATCCAGTTGGAACGCCCGCTCAATTTCAGCCAGCGTCTTACACGAAGGTAACCGGTCTCGGATCACGCTCGCCACTTCTTCAGGCAAGGTTTTGCTTACCCACGGGAACATAAGAGATTTCCCTTGCTTCAACTTGCGAAAGGCTAAATCCTGCCAATGTTCCAATTCGCGCAATTGGTCGATTGTCAATAGCGTGACGGATTTCTCGTCTTCCGGCTCTGGTAACTCTTCCTTCTCAATCGGAATCTCGGTCTCATTGACCGGTTGAGGTTTAGGTTGCACGAACACGTCGTCCAAGTCTTCGTACTCAATGTCAGGGGGGAGGTCAATGCCAACCACCTGCGCGGCAATGCTCGGTTTCATTCCGCTTGCCACGTAAGCGCGGTAAGCACCGGCTCGCTGTCGTTCTTCTTCTTGCCCCTTGTCGCTCATCTCAGGCCTAAACTCAAAGTGCAAGCCCAACGGCTTGAACAACTTGTCGTTCAGCTCGTCTTGCATGAAGTTTGCCCAGGGCACAACGGAATCCCTGAACCAAACCAAATACTCTGTTTGCGCGGTTGCATAGTTAGCAGAGTTAGCCAGGATGATGGATAACGGCATACCGGCTGCCATTGCCACGTCTGCCAGTTTTTCGGAGTGAAT